CTTATAGATTTTAGAATAGAACGTAACAAACGTTTGACCGCTACTGACTGGACGCAAGGCAACGACAGTCCACTAAGCGCAAGCGTAAAAACCGACTATCAAACTTATAGACAGAATTTGAGGGATATGCCGCAAAGCGACGGTTTCGATCCCTTCAATCCGGAATGGCCCACGCTGCCATAACGAGGGAAACCTCACCCACCATTGTTAATGGCGTCTGCCATAATTTAAACAGAAAGGAAGCATACAATGGCTACTTTAAACGACCGCGTTTTTGATAACGGCCTCACAGTTTTAGATACTGAGGCATCGGCAATCCACGTGACTTCGCAAGAGTCTACAACTTACACAGAAGCTACTAGCACGCATACGCTAGGTAACTCTACGTCGCTCTCTATAGGTTCTCCGGCTGATAGATCCGGCGGCGGTAGAGAAGTGACTGTAGGGGCTATTTCAGACGGTTCTATAACCGGTACTGGAACAGCTACCCACTACGCTATAGTCGACGTAAGTAACACCAGACTGCTTGTAACCGGTTCTCTATCGGCTTCTCAGTCCGTTACGAGTGGTAACACTTTCACCGTTGCCTCGTTTGCCATCGGCATACCTGATCCGAGCTAAGATTATGGTTATGACCAAGTCACACGCATTTTCAGTGGTTTCTGACGAACACGCTAAAAAAATGGACGATAAAGACTTTTCTATCGACCACAAGCAGCCCTCGTCAGAAGCCGAGGCAAACAAAAAAAAGACGGAGAAATAGGTAGATGGTTAAGTTCGCAGATCGCGTTAAGGTGTCAACGACTACGACCGGCACAGGAACTATTACATTAGGGTCTGCGGACACCGGCTATCAAACCTTCGCAGCCGGCGGTATTTCAAACGGAGACGAAGTTCGCTACGTTATAGAACATTCAAATGGCACTGATTGGGAAATAGGCACTGGAGTTTATACGCACTCCGGGACTACTCTAACCAGAGTTTTAAGTTCGTCCTCTACCGGCTCTCTGTTAAATCTAAGTGGCACTTCAACGGTATTTATCTCTCCTAGTGCGGCGGACCTAACGTTAACCGGTGCGGCGCATAATTTTACATCTTTTACCGCTACTGCCGGCCAGACAACCTTTTCGGTAAATTATAATGCAGGGAATATTTTGATTTTCACCAATGGAGTGAAACTCGATAGCTCTTCATTCACAGCAAGTAACGGAACGTCCGTGGTTTTAGGTTCGGGCGCGGCTGCCGGGGACATAGTGGAAGTGGTGGAATATGGCGGCGCGGCTGCCGGTAATTTTAGCTCAACCTCGTTTACGGCTACGTCCGGGCAAACAGTATTCTCCGGGTCTTTTAATACCGCTAAAAGCAGCGTTTTTCTCAATGGATTATTATTATTAGTTACGACCGACTATGCCATTACATCTTCGCAAGTCACGCTCGTGTCTGGAGCTACAGCCGGCGACGTTCTCCAAGTCAACCAATACGCTATATAGGATTGAAAAATGAGTATTAATAGAAATTTAGCAAAATTTGCAAGTAAAGTAAGTTCCGACGGTAATTCCTATATATCGATTACTGTTACAGTCGCACAGGTTGGTGGTAGTAATAAATATCATATCGACGGAACAGCGCAGCAGACTGTGTCGCTAGCTAAAGGTGTGACTTACCGGTTTGACGTTTCCGATAGTACGGTTAGTGGGCATCCTTTTGTATTTAGTACGGATAGCTCAAATAGTTCGGCGTTTACCACAGGAGTCACAAGTAGTGGCAGCGCCGGTTCAGCCAATGCCTATGTCGAGGTTACTTTAGAACAAGACGCACCAGATAGAATTTACTATTACTGCTCTAACCACGCCGGCATGGGGGGCATGGTTAAAACTGCGCCTGTCGGTGACGACAACTTCGCTTCTTTTGTCGACACGTTTACTTTTCCTACGTCCGACGGCAGCGCTAATCAAATTTTAAAAACGGATGGGTCAGGCGCACTCGGATTCGTAGATCAAGCCTCCGGAGGCGGTGGTTCGGGAGGAACAGTTACGGCAACGGCTTCGGGTGCTTTAACTGACGGCATGAAAGTCGTGCTTTTAAGTGACGGCACAGTTAGTGCGATTGGGGCTAGCGCGGTAACAGGGTCTGTGACTGGTTTTCACACAACAAGTGGAGTTAGTTGGACAAACGCTGTCTACGACGCTAACGCAGGTAAAGTAGTTATTGTGTATCAAGCTAATGCATCCACTTATACTTTGCGTGCCGCAGTCGCAACCGTTTCGGGTTCAACTTTAAGTTTTGGCAGTAGCGTGGCATTTGCAACAACACTCACAGATTTTATGGATATCGAGTACGATGCAAACGCGCAAAAAGTTGTAATTATTTATAATGACGGAAATGACAACCGAAAAGGTAAAGCCATTGTTGGAACCGTTTCGGGGTCTAGCATCTCGTTTGGTTCGGAAGCAACATTCAATACTTCTCAGACTTATTACGGAAATATAAGTTACGATGCGAACGCACAAAAACATTTAATATGTTTCGATAATAATTCTTCAAACGGTCAATGTCTTGTTGGCTCTGTTTCGGGTACGTCTATTAGTTTTGGTTCTACCGCACAATTCGACAGTGGTTGGTCACCTGATATTTGTCTGGGATACGACGCAGGCGCTCAAAAACATTTGATAGCTTATAGAGACAATAGCAATAGCAATAGCGCAACTGCTATCGTTGCCACAATTTCTGGAACCAGTGTTTCCTACGGAACGACTACTGTTATTGACAGTAGATGGCTAATGAACGGCGATATGGTTTATGACAGTGGTAATGCTAAACTTGTAATTTGTGCCGATCTATATGATAGCTCAGTCGGTTCTAGAAGTTTTGGGATAGTTGCAACTATATCAGGTACTGACGTTACCTTCGGTACTGCTTCTCAATTTAATAATAGTGAAGTAGATTATGGGATAGCCGCAGCCTATCACGCAAGTGCCGGAAAAATTATTGTAAACTATGAAGCAAATGCAGGATATGGAAGCGATTACCCACATTATTCTATTGGGACTGTAAGTGGTACGAGTATTACTTGGGATACTGCGGTTCAATGGCATACACAAATAAATTCAGGTTATATGGGAGCTGTCTACGACAGCGGACAAGGCAGTTTTGTACTTACCGGCCAAATGAATGGTGGTAGGGCTATAGTTGTCAGCCCTTCATATTCACTTTTAACAAGTGAAAATTTTATAGGTATTTCTGACGATGCATATGCAAATGGTGCAAGCGCAACGATACAAGTTGCAGGGTCGGTAGATGACGCACAGAGTGGGCTAACTGCCGGACAAAGCTATTATGTGCAAACTGATGGATCATTAGGTCTTACGCCAGACGACCCGTCTGTATTTGCAGGAACAGCACTGTCCGCCACTAAACTTCTTATTAATCCAGATAACGTAAATGCAAATTTTGGCGGCCTCAACCCACCTACGGCAGACGGAACTGCCAATCAGGTTCTAAAAACTGATGGCTCGGGTCAGCTAGGATTTACGACTATAGGCGGTGGAGGTGGTCCCCCATCTGGCAGTACGTTTATAACTGAAAATAGGTCAAAGTATTCAAATGGCACTACCTTAGTCCTAACAGGGGCGTCCGATGGGCCAACCACTTATTATATTGCCGGTGGTACGCAGTTTAGACACGTATCCTCAAATCTAAACAGTGGATACAGATATCGCCTCGAAGGAGTAAATCTGGAAGGCATTATAGCCGGACGTATTGAAATATATTCTGGAGGTTATTACGCCGCAGGGGGCAATATGTATCGTACAATGGTCTGGGATGACAGTACGGGTAATTTTTTAGGCTTTCCGACAGGCTCCACTTACGACGGTCAGAATGGTGCGGACGATAGACTGATATGGGGAGCAAGCGGCAGTAATTATACATCTGGCGGTACAACATTCCAACCGTGGAGTTATAAGCTAGGTACATCCTCTGCAACAAGTATTAACTTTGGTATCGAAATAAATGCAGGAATTAGCGGAACTGTTACTGTGGCTGCTAACGAAACCGTTGATTTAATAATTTTTGACCCAAGTAGCCCTACTAGTTATATTGCCGGATCGCGTCGATGGTTTGCATGTAAGTTAACGTATTAAGGAGAACAGAGTAATGTCATCAGTAGCTACAGCGCAAGCGGAAGTACAAAATCGTGAAACAAGAAATATGTTACTAGCCGAAACGGACTGGTGTGCTTGTAAGGACGTAACCTTGTCGAATGCTATGAAAACTTATCGTCAGGCGTTACGCGATTTACCTACGCACGATAACTGGCCTGACTTAGAAGATACAGACTGGCCTACTAAACCGTAAATAGTACGCGCTAATGTTTGGATTTCACGCACTCGCAAAAAGGCCGATAGCCGACTCCGGTGGCCCTACTAATCACGAGTTAACGCCTTTTAACGTACAGACCGCTGTGCCTACCGTCGGTCAGGCAACCGTTACGCAGGTCGTCAGCCTAACGGCTAATAGTATTGTCACAGGCGCTCCGACCGTTTCAAGCGCAAGCATTACGCAAGTTCACACGTTTACGGCGACAGCAGTTACTACCGGTTCGCCGCAAGTAGCCACGCCATCGTTCAGTCAAGAACACGCCCTAACCGGGCTAAATACGGCTAGCGGACCGCCGGCGATAGCGTCTCTACCTCTGACGCAGAAACACAGTCTAACTGCTACCGGTTTCGCCACAGGAGCTATTGTAGTTAGCTCGGCCACTATGTCAGAGCGAGAAACGTTTGCGACTAGCGACGTAGATACTGGCTCACCGAGTGTTCCTAGCGCGACGTTTGACCAAATACACGTTTTAAGCACTCCCGGCGTAACGACCGCAGCGCCTAGTGTACCTAGCCCCACATTTACGCAAGAACATATTTTAACCGCAAGCGCGGTAACGACCGGCGCACCTAGCGTACCTAATACGACGTTTACACAAGTACACGCCCTAACCGCTAGCGCCGTTACCACCGGCAGCCCTGTTTGTTCAAATGCAAACATGGCGGAACGCGAAACGTTTACTATCTCCGATGTGGCGTCTGCTAGTCCGAGCGTCGGCACATTAGCACTTACGCAAGAGCATAGCTTAACCGCTAGCGCTGTTACTACCGGTTCGCCTGTTGTAGACGCGGCTAGCGTTTCCGAAGAGGAGACGTTTGCTACCTCCGACATCGCTACCGGCGCAGCCGTTGTAGATAGCGCGCCTGTTACGATTGTCAGAAACCTAACGGCTGACTCGATAGTTAGTGGCTCTCCGGAAGTGGG